GGCTCGGTGTATTGGAAGGATGAACTCCCACCCGGCGCGACACCGCGAGACACCCGCAACGTGATCGAGAAGTCGATTAAGTGGGCGAAGATTGACGGCTACCAGGAACTCGATAAAGGCGACTGGGCAGGGCCGGATATTCCGATCATTAAGTGCCTCGGGGAAGAGGTGCATCCCTACGATAGCGAGCGGCGCTCGGTCGGCATGGTGAGCCCGTCTGCCCAAGAAGCGAACTTCAGCGGCAACGTGATGATCTCGAAGATGGTCGAGACGATCGGGCTGGCCCCGATCGCCCAGATCATGATGGCGAACGGGCAGGATGAGGGGTTTGAGCAGGAACTCGCGCAGATCAATACGCGGACGTTTGGCATCCTGCACTACAACCAGACGGACGCCGAAGGTAAACCCGCTCCGCCGCCGTCTCCGGTGCCGATCACGACGCAGATCGGGCCGATTGTGACCGCGCTGCAATTCTTCAATGAGTCGGTGCTGTCGGTGGTCGGTCAGCCGTCCCCGACGCTCGGGGAAGTCGATCCGTCCATCAAAACGAAGGGCGGGCTGGAACGGCTGCTGGATCAGGCGGCGCACGGCAACAGTAACTACATCGACAACCTCGCGAAGTCTGTGCGCCGGTTGGGCGTCGTGCTTAATGGCCTGTTTTATCCGCTCTTGGGGCAGAAGCCGGGACGACTGGCGCGGATCATCAACGGGGAGGGCGAATCCGAGACGGTGATGATTGGGGAGCGTCCCCAGATGCGGAACGTCACGCCGGGTGGCCCGATGGGTCAACAGTCAGTCAAACCGCCGAAGGTCTACCGACTGACGAAGGATGCGAAACTCAACATCAACATCAAGGTCACAAAGAATTACGAGACGCGCCGGGATCAGGAAAGTTCGATGCTCGGGGATCTCATCGGCGCCAATCCGGAGTTTATGACGTGGTTCGGGGACAAGTTCCTCAAGAACACGGACATCCCCGATTACAAGGAACTGGCCGAGCGGGCGAAGGTCATGCTGGCCCCGCCGATCCAGGCGATGTTGGCGGAGAAGGAATCAGGCGAGCCGATCCCGCCGCACGCGCAAGCGAAGCTGGCGAAGGCGCAAGAGGTCATCCAGCAGTTAACAGAGGCGAATCAGCAACTCCTCAAGGAACGCGAGACGGACGGGATCAAGGAGCAGGCCGAGACGCAGCGGGCCGAGCGGGATAACGCCACGAAGGTGCAGATTGAGCAGATCAAGGCACAGGCGGCGATTGCGAAACAGGAAGCGGTGGACTTCTTTAAGCAGCAACTCGAGGAATTCAAGGCCGCCCACGCCAGGATGATGCAGGACGACGAGCAGCGTCACGAAATGGCGCTCGCGTCGGCCGAAGCGGCACAACAAGAGAAGGACGCCGAGGCGCAGCGCGTTCACGATGCCCAAATGGGCCGACAGATGGCGGAAGCCGGCGAACTCAGTGAGCAGGCTGGCCATCAGCGCACGTTAGAGCAGGGTGAACGCGGGCACGCGCAGAATTTGGAAGCGCAAGCCGCGAAACCGCAACCAAACAAGGATAACTAGAGTGAGCGAACCAGTTGCCGCCGTCGTTGACACCGCCGAATCTACATCCCTTGCTGACCATGAACAGGCGTTTGCGCCTTCACAAGGGTTACAGCGTCCTGAACGTCCCGCGCCCGTTGAGCGTGCTGATGATGGCATCGATCCACCCGAGACGGCGGACGCCAAGGTGGAGCGTGAGCGCAACGAGGGCGGCCAGTTCACCAAGCACCGCGCCAAGAGCCAGCAGGCCGGCAAAGATGACGTTGCGGCCATCAACGCCTACACGAAGCGCATCCGTGAGGCGGAAGAATCGCTCGGGCTGAAGGTGGAAAAGCAAGCCGGCGAGAGTGAGCGCGTCTATCAGTTGCGCCGCCGTGCGGAACTACTGGAAGCGAAGCGCGAAGCCGCGCGCGTCGAGGCACGGCCTGAGCCCAGACCGATCCCGAAGGCGCCCGAGCCGTTTAAAGACCCTGAACCCCAATACGAGGACTTCGCGGATCAGGCTGATCCATACGGGGCGCATCAACGCGCCCTCGCGGCCTACGACCGGCGCAAAGAGGCGGCGGACGGCGCGATCAAGACACATCAGACTCAGCGCAACGAAGCGATTGCCGCGCGCAACCAGCGGCGCGACGAATGGTTCCAAGCCCGTGAGACGGAGCACCTGGATCGCATGGCCTCGTATCATGAGGACCATCCAGAGGCACAGGCCATTCTGGACAAAGCCGGGGACGTGAACCTCACGCCCGCGCTCTATTCTGCGATCATGACGGCGGCGAATTCACCCGACTTGTTGATTTTAGTTGCGCAGAACGAAGACTTGCGCGATGATTTGACCATTCTCACGGACGGTAAGCCCGTGACGAAAGACCTCGTTGCCCTCGTGCAACGCCGCTTGACTCGGGGACTCACAGCCGGAGTTACCGGATCGGCTCCCGCCCCGAAACCTGTTCCAGCGGTACCACGCCCGCCTAATCCGGTGCGGACTGGCCCCATGACAGCCGCCGATACGCCTCCCGGCGACGAGGATAGCCTCGCCGCTCACGAGAAGTTTTACGGGAGCAAACGGCGATGAGGTCGGTCGATGAATACGACAATTACCCCAACGTGGGTATCGAAAGATACCGCCATGTTTTGGAAGAACTCGATCCGGTTGATCGGGCAAGCCAAGCGTGGCTACGGTAAGGAATGGCAGAACCTCCCGGAAGGCGCCAAGATCGGCTACACCGTGCAGCAGCGCGTGCCGACCGCCCCGATCGTGAATGAGGGGCAAGCGCTTCAGATTCAGCCCTACATCAACCAGACGGTCCCGATTTCCCTGACGCATCAGTTGCAGGTCGCCTGCGGCTGGTCCACCGCCGATGACACGGTGGTGGTCGAGGAAGTACAGGAACGCTGGACGCAGCCTGCCGGCAAGTCGATGGGCAGCAAGTGCGATCTCCTGTTCGGGCAGGAAGTTTACAAGTCGGTCTACAACACCATCGGCACGCCGGGTGTGGCGATCACGGACAACTCGACCTACACGGATGGTGTGGCGAAGCTCACCAACATCGGCGCGGGTGAGGGCTTGTCCGCGGTGCTCGATCCGAAGGCGATGAGCAAGATTGTTTCAGCCAACTTCGCGATCTTCAACCTGCCGGGTGGGACGCGGAACTTCAAGACGGGCCAGTTCTCGGGTGAGAACTTCGGCATCGATGAGTGGTTCCAGGACCCGTTCATGCCCACGCACACGACGGGCACATTCACATCCTCAACGCCCTTGGTGGCGGGTGCTAACCAGACGGGCTCCACCTTGGCGATCGATGGCATGGGCACGTATGCGCTCAAGGCGGGGGACACGTTCAAGGTTGCCGGTCTGAACTCGGTGAACCCGGTGGGCAAGAACGACACGGGCGATCTGGCGGAATTCTCGCTGTCAGTCGATGTGGCGGGCTCGAGCACGGCCACACTGACGTTTACGCCGCCGATCATTCTATCCGGCCCGCTCCAGACGGTCGTGGCGGCGCCCGCGAATGACGCGGCGATCACGTTCAGCGGGGCCACGGGCACCGTGGGCGCGACGATGACCGCGACGACCTCCAAGCAGAGCATCATCTTCAACCCGAGCGCGTTCGCGTTCGTGAATGCGCCACTGGCGAAGAAGCTGGCCGGCGCCGAAGTCGGGTCTGTGCGTGACGCGGAGGCGAAAGTCTCGATGCGCTACGTCGAGCAGTACAACATCCAGACCGATCAGGAACCGCGCCGGATCGACATGCTGGTAGGGAATGCCTCCGTGCAGCCCTATTTCGCCCTCCGGGCTTGGGGAGCTTAATCATGGCTTTGACACGCACGTCACTCTCGGCTGATTGCACGGCCTCGGATCTCACGCTCGCGATCACGTCCACGTCGAGCGGCTTCCCCGCCGTGGGTACCTACGCCTCGCCGCCGCAACTTCTGCAGGTCGGTGGGGAATACATGCTCATCCAGGTTGTGCCGGTCGCCAACACGGTCAAGGTGATGCAGCGCGGCTACAACGGGACGGCGGCGGTCGCACATGACCTCCTCACGCCCGTGGTCACGTCCTCGGACCCGCAGGACTTCGCGGATGTCCCGGTGGGCGGCGTCGATTCCAGACCGCCCTACGTCGATGACGTGCTGGCGGTTGGCGAGAACGGCGCCATTCCGGTCCCGGACAAGAACACGACCTACCTCCTGACGAAGGCGTCGGCGTTGGCCTCGACCACGCTGGCCGCGCCTGGGAAGGATCAGGACGGGCTGACCCTCACGTTCACGTCACAGACGGCGGCGGCGCACGTCATCACGGCGACGACCCTGTGGGGTGACGGCGTGAGCGGTTCCCCGCATACCACGGCGACGTGGGCGGCGTACATCGGCGCCTCCCTGACGGTGAAGGCCGACAACGGCATCTGGAACATCGTGTCTGCGGTCGGCGTCACCATCACCTGATAACTCGTCCGGCTGGCGACTCATCTCCGCCAGCCGGATCGCTTTCAAGGGAGTACCAGAGTGGGCATTCAGAGAAGCCAGGAAGACAGTTGGACGAAGGAAATCGCCAAGTGGGAAATGCGTCCCGTGCTGGTCAATGGCACGTACGTGGAGCCCATCCCGGTGGCGATGGGCGGTCGTGGGGGTGCGGAGCGCACGGAATACCCCAAGATGATCTACCGCGCGGAGTCTGCCGATGGCGGGCCGCGGATTGCGGGCTACAAGATCGTCCCTGACGAAACGCAGGAGCGGGTGGCGCTCGGGCAGGGTTGGTCACGCTCGCAGGAAGAGGCGCTGGAGGCGGTGACGGCGCAGCAACTGGAGTTGGCCAAGCTCGCGGCGAATCGGGCGTACAACGACAAGTGGATGAGCGACAAGGCGAGGGCGGAAGCCGCGGCCGTGGATGAGTCCACGATCGCGCATCTGCCGGAGATTCCGCGCACGCCGATTCGGAAACGTCGCACGAAAGCCGAGATGGCGGCGGCGAAGTCGTGAGCGAGTATCCGAAGGTCATCCAGGCCGGCGGGATCAACGTCACCGTTGATTCGGAAGCCGATGAGGCGCGCTGGAGACAGACGCCGGCCCTGATCGACGCACAGGAGCCCGTGCCGGCTCCCGACCCGGAGCCCGTGATCGTGTCCGCGCCGCCGGTGGTGCCTCCGACCACGGCGCCGAAGAAGAAGCGCACAGCCAAGAAGAAGTAGTTTCGCCATTCCGCCTCGGATCGTGTGAGCGGTTCGGAGCGGCCCTCTCAGAGTGGAATGGAGTGAGTCATGTATACACCGCTTAGTGGAGGCGGGGCCCTTACCCGCCAGAACATCTCAGACATCAACGCGAATTTTGCGGCGCTCTTTGCCGGCATCACGCCGGGCAACGTCATTTACTGCAATCCCGCGTCGGCCAACGCGCAGGCACAGGACGGCAGTCAGCAGAAGCCGTATTCCGACCTCCCGACCGCCTATAGCAAGGGCCGGAGCGGTTTCAATGACGTGATCGTGCTCGTCGGTGATGGGGGCACGGGCGCGACTGCTCGGCTCACCAGCACGTTGACTTGGGCGAAGAATGCGCTGCATCTCGTTGGCGTCGGGGCGCCGTCTTACAACCCGCGTGCGCGCATTTCGACGCTCTCGGGGGCGACGGCCTTTGCCGGGTTCGTCACGGTCACGGGCACGGGCTGTATCTTCTACAACTTCGCGCTGTTCAACGACAACGCCATTGCGGCACAGATTACCTGGCTCGATCAGGGCGGTCGGAACTACTACAACAGCGTGATGTTCGGCGGGATGGGCGATGCGACCTCTGCGGCCGATGCGGACAGTCGCGTGCTGAAACTCGGCGGCTCCGGCGCCTCTGGTGAGAACGTCTTCGAGAACTGCACCATCGGGCTCGACACGATCGCACGGTCGGACGCGAATGCGTCGGTGGAATTCGCCGGCAATTCCAAGCGGAACGTGTTTCGGAATTGCCTGTTTCCCGTGCGGGCGACGGCGGCGACTCCGGTCATCCTGCTGTCGTCTGGAACGAATCCATTGGAGACGTTCCAGTTGTTTGTGAATCCGGTCTTCTGGAACCAGCAGGCCAACGGATCGGGCACCACGTTAAGTGCGGTCGCAACCTTGGCCGCGAACGGCAATGGCAACGTGGTACTCAAGAATCCCAGCCGGTTCAACGTGACCGATTGGGGCACGAATGCGACCTCCAACGCGCAGATATACGTGGATGGCCCCGCGACTGGTGCCACGGACGACATCGGTCGAGGCGCGGTAGCGATCGCGACGTAACACATGGCCACGACGGCGGGGACGATCATTCGTACGGCGTTTGCCGACATTGGTGTGCTGGGGGAGGGTCAGACATTGGACTCCGCCAAGGCCGCTGATGGCTTGCATCGGCTGAATCTCATGATGTCCTCGCTCTCGATTCAGCCGATGTCGATCCCGGTGATTGCGCGGGAAGTGTTCGACATGACGAGCGGCAAGGGTAGTCCGACGAATCCCTACACGATTGGCGTCGGCGCGAATCTCGACACGGCCCGCCCGCCGACGCAGAACAGCATCGTCGGAGTGGGGCTGATTCTGACCGCGAGCGATCCGGACGTGGAAATCCCTCGGACGTACTACACGGATGACGCCTACCAGGCGATCCAGATCAAAGACCTCGACAGTTCGCTGTTTACGGGGCTGTACTACAACCCCACGTTTGAGACGACGGGGTTCGGGAACGTGTTTCTCTGGCCCGTGCCGGATACGGCGGATAACGATCTCGTCCTCTACCTCCGCAAGCAGTTGACCAGTTTCGCGGATCAGACGACGAGCTACGAACTGCCGCCGGGATGCGAAGACGCGCTCACGGATGGCCTCGCGGTGCGTCTGTGTAAGCCGTACAGCGTGCCGGTTGATCCCGATCTGAAAGCGGCGGCCGGTCGGTCGATGGGGAACTTTAAGCGCGGGAATTACCACCTTGTAGACCTCCAGCAAGACCCGGCGATGACGCACAGCCGACGATACGGATACAACATCAATTCCGGGAACGGTTAAATCATGAGTCAAAACTACGGCCCGAAACGTGTTGTCTGTATCGAAGCCGCGAGCGCGGATGAAACACTTGGGGTGGCGATGCCGGCTCCTGGCTACGACTTACAAACCTACGTCCTGCAATCAAACGGCGTGACCTCCGGCGGCGTGATCACGTTCGAGGAAGCCTCATGGGGGCCGAATCTGGCGGGCGTGCCAGCCGTGGATTACACCGGGACCTGGAGCGAGATCACCACGGTCAACGCCTCGGATGTGAATACCGGCTCCGCGACTGGATCGGCGCAGAAGTTTGTGCATCTCTCCCCGACGGCGGGCGCGTATACGCGGGCGCGCATCTCGGCCGCGATCACGGGCGGCGGCACGGTGAGCGTGTTCCTGCACGAGCAGGGGTAATCAATGGCCTCCAGTAGCTTCATTGGGTTTATCGCCGGCCTGAAGTGGTCCACGAGTGGGTCCGTTGCCACTGTGGCCGGCGGGCTCGCATCGTCCTCGCCAACGGCGGGGATTGGCTACGGCACGGGGGCGGGCGGCGCAGCAACGCAGGGGACATCAAAAGCGACGACCGTCGTCTTGGACACGATCACCGGCACGATCACCATGCACACCGCGGCGTTGAATGCCGCGACGATCGTCAGTTTCACGCTGACCAATGCGGCGATTGCGCTGACCGATCATGTCCTCGTGCAGCACATCTCCGCGGGCACGGTCGGGGCGTATACCTGCACGGCGATTGGCGCGGCGGGGTCGGCCACGATCTATGTCCGCAACAACACGGCGGGGAATTTGAGCGAAGCGATCGTGTTGAAATTCACCGTGCTGAAATCGGTCGTGGCATGACCCGTCTCTGTGTTCTGGTCGTAGTGCTCTGGGCCACAACGGCACAGGCGCAGCATTTGGGATTTGTGGTCGGGCCGACCGCGCCCACGAATGCCGAAGCGGGCGACTTCTGGAGCGACACGACCTCGAACACTCTGAAGAAGTTTAACGGGGTGACGTGGGACGATTTCAGCGGCGGCGGCGGATCGTCGGCGTGGGGCGGCATCACGGGCACGCTCAGTAATCAAACCGACCTACAAAACGCGCTGGACGCGAAGCAAGCGGCGGGATCGTATGCGACGGCGGCCCAAGGCGCGACGGCGGACAGTGCGTTGCAGCCTGCCGGGAATGGCGGATCGCTCACGGGGCTGACCAAGACGCAAGTGGGCCTCTCGAATGTCGATAACACGAGTGACGCGGGGAAGCCCGTCTCCAGCGCCACACAAACCGCGTTAGACGGCAAGCAGGCTACGCTGGTCAGCGCCACGAACATCAAGACGATCAACGGCTCGACGGTGTTGGGCTCGGGTGATCTGGTGGTGAGTGGCGGAGGGGGACTCGCGGCGGGAGACATCATCATTCGCCTCTCTGCGTGTGGCGCCGGGTTCGAGGAAGCAACCGAATTAAACGGCGTGACCGTGATCGGCACGCTCGCGGCGAATGCGGACGTGGGCACCACCGGCGGCGCGGACACGATCACGGGCGTGATCAATCACACGCATCCCGTCACTGATCCGGGCCATGTGCATGTCGAGAACAGCAACAACGTGACCACGGGGGGCTTGCGTGGTTGGGCAGCGGCGGATACCAGCACGAATACGTCCACAGCGACGGGCTACAGCACCGCCAGTGCGACGACGGGTGTGACCACGACTGATCCCGCCGGCGGGGTGGCGAGTCTCGATAATCGGAGCGCCTTCGTCCGCGTCATTTTTTGCCGAAAAACGTAAATGGCCCGTTATCCAGCGTTTTGCGATGGCTCATTTCGGGTGCAATCGCCCGTCACGTCGCAGACGCAACTCATTAACTGGTACACCGAGATTGCCGAGCGGGAAGGCACGGTCAGCCAGAAGACCCTGTTACCCACGCCGGGGGTGGAAGCCTTTGTCACCGTCACGACGGCCACGGGCGGACGGGCGATGTATGACACGGGCTCGGCGCGCACGTTTGGCGTGGTGGGCTCGGCCTTCGTCGAAGTCCATACGGGGGGCACCTACACGCTACGCGGTACGCTCGCGGTGGACGCGAACCCCGCCACGATCATCAGTAACGGGGACAGCGGCGATCAACTCTTCATCACGTCTGGAGACAAGGGCTATAACTACACGCTCAGCACGAATACGTTGACCACCGTTCTCAGCAGCGGCGCGACACAGGGCGGGATGCTCTACGGCTATTTCGTCGCGTTCGACAAGACTAACTCACAGATTTTCATTTCCGATCTGTTCGACGGCACAGTCTGGGACCCGACGCAGTTCGCGGAGAACTCGATCAGCGCGGATAGCTGGCAGGCGATGCAAGTGACGGCGTTTGGGCAGATTTGCCTCGTCGGATCGAAGACGGGCCAGTTCTGGTTCAACTCCGGCGCGTTCCCGTTCCCGTTTGCGCCCGATCCGTCTGCGTTGTTCCAAGTCGGCATTGCGGGGGCGTTCTCGATCAAGGAAGTGGCCGGCGGGGTGGCGTGGCTCGCGACCAGTACCCAAGGCGGCTACTCGGTGGTGCTCGCCTCGGGGTATTCCCCGGCGCCGATTTCGGATAAGGCGCTGGAATTCGAGTTGTCGCAGTACACCGATCTCTCGGATGCGATTGGGGACGCCTACGAGGAGCAAGGCCATACGTTCTATACCCTCACGCTGCCGGATGCGAATGTCTCGTGGACGTACGACTTCTCCACGAAGCAATGGCACCGCCGGGGGACGTGGATCACCGCCGACAACGCCTACACCTACTGGCGTCCGGTGTTTCATTGCTTCTCGTTCGGGAAACACCTGATGGCGGATCGCGAAAGCGGCGTCATTTACTGGATGTCGAATGACTTCGGCTCTGATGTTGAGGACTTAGAGATACGGCGGCTGCGACGGGCGCCGGCCATCAACAACAACCATCTGCGGTTGCGGTTCTCGCGGCTCGAGCTACTGGTACAAGCGGGCCTCGGGAATGCGGAGGACGAGAACCCGCAGATCATGCTGCGGCAAAGCTCGGATTTTGGGCAGACGTGGGGGAACGAAACACAGACCTCCCTCGGGCGTGTGGGCGAATTCAGCCAGCCCGTGATTTTCTGGCGGATTGGGCAGGCGCGCGGCAAGGTGTTCGAGGTCACGACGACGGCGCGCACGCCCGTTCGGATCACGGATGCGTACCTCCACATTATGCCGTCAACCGAGGTGGCCTGATGGCGACTGAATCCGGCCCACTCTTCCCGTTCAACGATCCGATCTCAGAAAAGGTCGGCGGGAAACAACTGGTGCAATTCCGGTGGCGGCGCTGGTTCCTGCGGTTGCGGGAGGCGGTCGATAACGCGGCGGTGGCGATCCCGGTCCCGCCGGTGCTGAATGCGTCGGCTAGTCAGCCGGTCACATCGATGGACGGCGGGGCGCTCAGTGCGGGGTTGTATTCGGTGGGGTGGTATCTGCCGATTGTGACGACGGAGGCGGGCAGCACGGCACAAGTCACGATTGCATGGGTCGATTTGGGTGTGTCGAAGTCATACGTAGCCACCGCCGTGGATGGCAGTGTGGCGAATAACACCCAGCCGGACGTGCGGTTATTGATCTACAGCGATGCGGCCAGCCCGATTACCTATGCGGTGACGTACGTGGGGGCGACGATGGTCTACAGCTTCCGCCCGGTGTTACAGAGTACGTCGTCATGACCTCGCGCATGTTACCGCCGGATCAGTGGCCGCGCCTCGATGAGGTGGGCGCGGAGACAGTCTGGAAGCTGCTGGACCCTGAGCACGCCCAGATTCTCGTGATTGAGGACGCGGGCCAGATCGTCGGGACGCTCACGCTGATGAGCGTGTTGCATGTCGAGTGCCTGTGGATCAAGCCCTCGCATCGAAAGGGCTACGGCGTGATGAAACGGCTGCTGGATGGCATGTGGACCGCCGCGCACGTCAAGGGCGTGAAGGCGCTCTGGTCGGGATCGGTGAGTGACACGATGACACATATTCTACATCGCCTTGGGGCGTCGGAAGTGCCGGGGCAGGCGTTTGTCTTCCCGGTGAAGGAGGACGTATGCCGCCCATAGTCGCCGCCGCTGCGATTACAGGGATCACCGCCGTGGCTGGACAAGTCGCGTCCTCTCGGGCGGCGTCGTCTGCGAATAAGCGATCGATCTCGGCGTCTGAACGCGCTGCCATGAAGGCCGAAGCCGCCACCCGCGAAGAAGAGGCGCTCAATCGTGCCGATCAGGAGCGCCGAGACGCCGAAGACAAGCGCCGATGGGAAGTGGATCAGGCGAATCAGGCGCGGAAGCAAGCGCAAGAAGACGCACTACTGAAAGACAACTTGGCACGCGCGACCTACGAGGACCAGATTCGCTACCGCAAGATGGTGAAGCTGTCCCAGTTGACCGGATCGCCCCTGCCGCCGCCGTTACCGACGCGCACGAGCATCGACGCGCTGTCGGAAGCGGCGCCGAGTGCGCGCCAGCAGGCGTCCGCGCCGATCATGTCTCGGCCCTCGACGGCAAACGCCATGATGGCGGCGCCGGGGGCGTTTCCCGTGAGCCCATTGAGTCCTGAACCACCACAGCGCATGCCGATCAGTAACCTGGTCGGACGCCGGAGGGTTATTTAGATGATCGAATACGATCCGTATGCTCCTGATCCTGACGAGGACTGGCGGTACAACACGGGCCGCACCGCCGTGCCGAAGGATGCGCCCGCGCCAACGGCGCCGTGGACCGATCCGGACAATGCGCCGCCGGCATGGCTGTACGACGGCAACCAACAACCCGTGACTGATCCGGGGCCGGGAAACTATTGGGCGTTCGACGGCACTATGTGGGTCATTCGCACGGCGCCGCGTGCGCCCAAGCCCCCACAGATGACCACGCCAGAGGCGTCCCCGCTTCCCACAGGAGATTACACGCCGCCGGGTGGGTATGGCGGAGACGGCGGCTATCAGGCACCTGAACGGCGACCGCTCCGCGCGTTGAACTATCCGCAGTTCAATGCTGAACGCATGGGGGCGCCGACGCCGTTCTCGTACGATCCGTTCGCGTATGAGTCCTTTCAAGCCCCAACGATTGGCGAGGCGCAGCAGGAGCCCGGTTTCGACTACGCGCTACAGCAAGGGATCAAAGCCTACGAGAACAGTAAAGCGTATCTGGGCACGTACAAATCGGGCGGGACGATCAAGGGATTGAACGATTACGCCCGCAATATGGCGAACCAGAACTACAGCCAGGTGTTTGATCGGAAAGCGCAGACCTACGATCGCAACCGCGGCAACGCCTATGGTCAATGGAGCGCGAACCGGGATAACGCGGCCGATGCCTACGCGACGAATTACGGGATTTCGCGCGACGTGTTCGATCGCAACTACACCGCGGCGAAAGACGAGTACGCGCCGAAGGCCAGATCATCGGAACTGGAATTCGCGCGCGACTGGGATCAATACGCCTATGAAGGCGATGACGAGTATCGGCGTTGGAAGGCGCAGATCGACGCGAACACACCCTAATGGCCCGTTACGATCCGCTCCCCTACGTCCGCCCCGCCCGCGTGAGGAATCTCCGCCTTGCCGATCTATATCTCCGTCAAGGCGATCAGCAGGCGGAGTCCGAACGCCGCCGCGGGGAGATTCAAGCGCAGTTGTGGAGCAATGTCGGGAACGTCGTCGGGCAGACCGGATCAGCCATCGTGCAGGCGCCCCAGCAGGAACGGGATCGTCAGGCCAAGGAAGCGGCCGACGCGCAGATCGCGGAGTCGCGCGGGCTCCAGTTGGGTGAACAGCGACGGGCCGTGAACGACCGCGAAAACCTCGATCTGGCGATGGGGGCGGGCTCGAGACAGAAGACGCTGGCCGCCCTGAAGGATCGCCCGGAGCTCTACGAGAAGGCGCAGGCGCATTTCTCCAACATCGATACGTCGATGAAAAAGCTCTTGGGCGATACTGCGGCGGGGATTGCCGATTTTGGCTATACGCCCGAAGCCGCGATGGCCGCGATGGATGATCTGCTCGATCAAGGCTTTGACGAGAAGAAGATCGAGCCGTTCCGCGCAGCCATTCAGCAGAATCCGGAGGCGGTGAAGACGATCGTGCAATCGTTGTTGTCACAGAGTCCCGATCCACGGCATCAGGCGATGGCGAAGCCGCAACCGCTGGTGGAATTGAACAAGGATACAAGCCTCTACGATCCGAACACGCGCACTACGGTAGCGAGCGGTCCGGTGAGTCCGCCCCCGCGAGAGCCGAATCCGACCGAGGCATCACTAGCAGCAGCGGCAGCGGGAGGCGATCCCACGAAGGCGTTAGCGATTTTGAAGGGCCAGCGGCCCACGCCAGCATCAGCGGCGACGACCGCGCTCCCGGAGGTCCAGGCACCGGACGATCCTGATTCACAGGACATCATGTCGCAGGCGGGACTCTCCTATCAGGGGTTTCTGGCGGCGACTGGCGACCTCTCGAAATTGGGACGCGACAGAGTGACACGCGCCCGCGCGACGGCGGAGGTTCAAGCGTGGGCGCGCAGCCGCGGGATCGACGTGTCCACATTGTCATCCCAGTTCAAGGCGTCCAATGAAGTGTTGAAGCGCAACATCATGCGCTACAACAAAACGCTAATGGCTGAGGGGGAAATCATCGGGGACGTGGATAACCTGATGACCGCGGCGAAGGAATCGAAGCTGGGTGATGCGCGGGCGATCAACGCCGCGAAACTCTGGCTCAATGGGGAACTGAACGATCCGTCCGCGGCAACCTACGCCCTGCATCTGAACCAGCTTCGCAACGATCTCGCGCTGTATAACTCCGCGTCTCGGGACGGCAGCGGCGAAGTGTTCGTGTCGGACATGAAGGAAGCCGAGAACGTGATCCGGCAGGGCATCGCCTCTGGGAGCCTGACCGGGTTGCAGACGGCGATCAATCGGTCGGTCGAGAAGATGGGCGGGGTCTTGGAAACCGGCGTCAACCGGGCGCGGAAGGACGTGTGGAACCTGTTCGGCGTGGGGGATAAGTTCAAGCCCGTGAATCGGAGCGGCGGCGGCAATCAGTCAGACGCGCAACCCGGCGACATTGAATACGACATGAACGGCAAGCCGATCACGAAAGGAAAGCCCAAGTGAGTCAGGGCCGCGTGGTGATCGTGGATGACAGCGGGAAGCGCCATATCTTCCCTGAAGGGTTTGATCCGCGCCGAGCGGCGGGCATTGTCGCGCAAACCACGAAGGCGAAGACGCCGCGTGAGCCGGGACCGGCGACGATTGGTGATCAGGTGCAAACCAAAGACTCTGCAACGTGGCGATTCCTGTCCGGTGCAGGCGAGATGCTGAATCCGGTCACGATCGCCAAGGGCGCCTATGGCATGGTGCGCCATCCGCTCGATACCTACGAGTCGATGGTGGATCAATCCGCGCAGCAATTCACGAAGGCCGGAGAAGCCTACGATCGCGGTGGGATCTCAGAGGCGCTTGGACACACGGCCGCGGGTGTGTTGCCGATGGTCGGCCCATTAGCTGCTGACATTGGAGAGCAGGTTGTGTCTGGTGATTACGCGGGGGCCGCAGGTAAGACGATCGGGCTTCTCGCGGGTCCGAAGATCGCCAAGGAAGTCATAAAGGCGCCCATTCGTGTTCCTGCTGTCCGAGCGGCCCTGGAAAAGGGAGCGGCCGCGCGTGTCGCGGACGTGATGACGCCGAAGGCTAGCAACCAGATGGCGCGGCGCATGGGTGAGAAGGCGACGAAGATCGCGCCGGAGATTCTCAAAGAGAACCGCGGGGGATGGAGTCGTGCGGCCATCCAAAAGCAGATTCTAGGCAAGCTCGATGAGGCGGAGGGCGCGCTGGATGCCGCGGCTGATGAACGCCTCGCGGCTAGAGCACTCGACACGCAACCGATCAAGGAGGCGTTACGCGAGAAGCGCGGGGCGCAAACCGTCCGCGCCTCGGAAGCGTCACAGGCCACGCCACGCTCGTCTGCGATTGTGACTGATTCAGCAGGACGCCCCATCTCGCCAAAGGCCACCCCTTACGGTAAGGATGTCGTCCCCGGCCCGAATCAGCCGCGTGTCGGCCAGATCGATCAGGCGCTCAGTGAATTGGATCAACTCGGCCCCACGTCCACGTATGAGCCGTTACGGAAGATGCGAGCGGCCTACGATGAACCCGCCAAGATGACCTATAACCCGTCACTCGTGGATGACTTCCTGAAGAAGTCCGGCGAGTCGAAGGGTGCGGCGGATGTGACGGCGGCGCTCAGGGAAACACTCGCGAAAGCCGATCCGCTGACAGCGGAAGCGAACGCGAGATATGCCCTCTATAGGAGCGCGTCAGACATCCTCGAAGCCGCCGCGCAGATCGAGAAGGTGAAACCCAAGGTTGGACGCCTGATCATGGCGCGTCTGACGGCGACGATCTTTGGTGGTCAGGCGGCGGGACCGGCTGGGGCTGCGGCAGGATTCGTGCTGGCACCGGCTGTGGATAGCCTCGTCAACGCGGGGTTCACCACGAAGCTGAAAACCGCGCAGTTAATGCAGGCGATTGCCGAGGCGACGAAGGCCGGGAACGTCCCGAAGATGAACAACCTGACGCAGCAGCTAGTAAGGTCGGCCCGCGTGCCCGTCACGGCGCAGAGCCGACAAATGGAACGGGTAGGCCAAGAATGAAGGCGCCGAGCATGATCAAGACCGTGACCACCATGACCGTGGCAAAGACCGCGAGCACGAACAGATATAGGCGCCAGATGCCTACCAAGACGAGCGCCGGAACGTCGATGAGCCAGAAGCGCACGGAGGCATTCTAACCTATGGCGAATCTCACGCTCGCCCCAAATCCCTGGTTTACCGGCTTCGATGATGACGGCGACATCGTTCCGGGTGGTTTGCTGTTCACCTATGCCGCCGGCAGTTCGACCAAAAAGAACACCTACACCGACGTGGCGGGGGCGGTGGCGAACACCAACCCGATCGTGTTGGATGCGGCGGGTCGCGTGCCGTCTGGGCTGTTCCTGTTGCCATCCAGTTACAAGTTCGTATTGGCGCCGGCCAACGATACCGATCCGCCCGCCAACCCCATCCGGACGCAAGACAATATCGGTGCCGTCCCGACGACCGACATTGACAACGATGTCACGGGCACGGCCGGCGAAGCCATGACGGCTGGGGAGGGGGCCTATCTCTCGGATGGCTCTGGGGGGCTGATTGCGGGCCGCTGGTACCTGTTCGACTCGGATAACACCTACAGCAGCACGACGCCTGAAGTCTCCTTTGTGGTGTCTGACGTGGCCGCGGCGGCGACGGGAACCTTTCGCCTGTCGGGCCGAGAGACGAATCAATCCGGGCTCACGCCGGGTGCGAATTACTATGTCAGCGCCACGCCAGGCGCGATCACCACGACCGCGCCTGCAAACGCTCGCTTTGTAGGCCAAGCCGACAGCATTACGTCCCTCATCGTCTCCCCAAATCCGCCACTGGTAGCGGTCGCGACGGTGGTGGACCCGAAGATCAAAGACATCTGCGACGGGCGGTTGACCTTAACCTCGGGCACGCCGGTCACGACCGCCGATGTCACGGCGGCGACGACGTTGTACTGGGCGCTCTATAAGGGCAACCAAATTAGCCTCTATAACGGCACGCGCTGGCAACACTTCACCGTCGCGCAACTGTCGATTGCGGTCCCGGCGGTCGCCACGCAAATGTACGATGTGTTCGTCGATTACAACGCCGGGACACCCGCGCTGTCACTGACCGCATGGACCAACGACACGACCCGCGCGACCGCGTTGACGACGCAAGACGGCGTGCTCGTCCTGACCGGCACACTCGGTAAGCGGTACGTCGGATCGGTGCGGACGGTGGCCTCCGGGCAACTGAACGACTCGGCGGCGCTGCGGCATGTGTGGAATTACTACCACCGCGTGGCGCGCCTGTGCCGCGTGCTGGAGGCCACCGATAGCTGGTCGTACTCGACCTCCACGCGCCGACAAGCGAACGGTAGCACCGCGAATCAGCTCGCGGTCGTGATCGGCGTAGCGGAAGTGATGGTGAATGCTCACGTCGCGGTGACGGCGGTCGCGTCCGCAGATTTAGCTGCATATGTGAGTATTGGAAGGGATTCGACGACGACCCCACATACGGGTTGCACGGGCATTCAACAGACCATTCTCACCGCAAACTTCACACGGTTGACGGCGGACTTACTCGACTATCCGCCCGTGGGCTATCACATCTACACCTGGCTGGAACTGGGTCCGGGCGCTGGCACCGTGACGTGGTACGGCGACAACGGCGGTGCGTCGAATCTGCAATCCGGCATTTATGGGTCGGTGGAGGGTTAATGAGATGAGTACGTATCTCCTCACGAAAGACCCCGGCAATCCGCTGATGACGATCCCGATTCCGGGGGAGTCAAAAAGTCAGTACGTGCCGCATGCGGTGGTGCTGCCGAATGGTGAGACGTGGGTGGCCGTGAAAGGTGATGAGTCGGCGTCGATCCACGCCTACCGCTCGACAGATGGATTCAATTTCACGCGCGAAGGGATCATGCTCGCGCCGACGCCGGGCGCGTGGGACAGCATCTACGTGAGCGATCCGGTGCTCGTCGTGCAGGGCTCGACGCTGCATCTGTACTACAAGGGGAACAACACCTACGGCTATGGCGGCATCGACCTCGGGCACGCGTCTGCGCCAGTCAGTGATCCGATGGCGATGGTCAAGGATGCCAATCCGATTCTGACGAGCGCCGCCGTGCTGGCGTTCTACCAGACAAACGCGCCGTCGATGGGCCTCACCGAGATTCGCGATCTGTACTTGTCGGATTTCATTCTCGATCCGTGGGGCGTGCCGACGTGGTTCGGCGGGTTCTACGGGCAAGCGGGTACCCCGTATCGGATCAGCCGATTCCGTGGCGGGTGGACCTCGCCCGCGCCGCAACTCGGCTCGATTCTCGTCGGGCAGGCACCGTATGACTTCGTGCAATGCCCCACGGTGCACCTCAACACGCAGACGGGCCGCTATGAAATGTGGTTCACCGAAGGCTACGACGGCAGCAACAACGATCTCCGGCTGATCAAAGCCGCGTGGTGTCTGCCGGATGGCGAATGGGTGTGGACGCGCTACGCGAATACCTTACTGTCGCCCGGTCCGGGCTGGGACGAGCGGAAAGTGTTCGCCGGTGCGCTCTTGAAGGGCGGCCCGAAGTACGACACGCCAATCCTGGTGAATGGTGCGATGCGATTCTTTTACTCGGGGACGAGTCATACCAGCCCGAACACGGCGCAAGCGGGCGCGGTGTCCGTGTTGCCGGTGAATTTGGTGACGCTTGGATGAGCCGCGCGCTTGACGATCTGTCGCCCCGGATGCGCCCGTTTGCCGTTGAACTGCTGGCGCGTCTCGTGGAAGCGGGGATCATGGTGATGATTGTCGATACGCTGCGCACGCCTGAAGAGCACATTGCCAACCTTCGGCGGGGCGTGAGTTGGACGACGCGATCGAAGCATCTCGACGGCAATGCGATCGATCTTGCGCCGTACGAAACCTATGCCCTCCACGGTCCCGATAAATTGAAATGGGAAGCGAGCGATTCGGCATGGCTGAAGATGGGCCAGATCGGGGAGGCGGTCGGATTAGTGTGGGGCGGTCGATGGATCAAGACCCCCGACTATGGGCATTTTGAATTGAAACTGTGAGAGGAATGCGAGCGATGCCTGTCTATGTCTACAGGAGCGGGACTGCGCCCGTGGATGAGACGAACGCAGCCCCTTGTGACCATGAGCCACGTAACAGCCCATGCCCACCGAGGGCGTTTATCGGACGGAGGGCCGGGTGACTGCAACCGCCTTTCCCCTCACGTCCACGGATGTCCCGGTGTCCCCACCGCGTGAAGCGCGATCGACTGATGTCGCAGTAGGACGCATTACCTACACGACGCAGATGCTGATTGGCGCGATCTTGATGACTGCGACGATCATCGGCGCGGTCTACGGTCTGACGGGCGGCATTCGCGAATCGCAACTCCGCACCGAATCAGACATGCGCGATCTGCGCACACGGATGGAATATCAGCAGCGTGTAAACGAAGCCGATGCCCGCGCGCAAGGTGTGGTGTTCGATAACATGAAAACCACGGTCGAACAACTACGAGCACAGGTGCAACTCTTACAGCTGCAGTACGCCGAGATCAACAAGCAAATCCGACAACGATAGAGGCCCTTATGGACGATGCACTTTTGAATTGTTTAACCGGCGCGTGTTGCCCTCCCGGAGCGAGACAGGCCGCGCTCACAAAGTATCTGTCGCAGTTTATGCCAGAACAGTACGCGGCGATTGCGGCCACGCAGGTATTGACGAATGTAGATCTCGCGCCGAAAGGCACGATGCAGCCGTTGATTCAGGAAGTGGCCCGGTTGGCACGCGGCGCGGACTACCGACCATGAGCCTGACTCTCTCGCGTCAGGTCGATCAGCAGCACCCGGAATTGCTGCAACAGAACATCAACGCGACCTGTTATCAGTTCGTCGTCTACCTGATTCAGGCGTTGCGATCACAAGGGCATCGGGCGTATCACGTCTGCAAGACTGCGGGAGAGGGGCAGTACACGCCGCCCGGTTTCCAGCCGCGCGAAGTGACTGGGCTCGACGGGAAGAAATACATCTGTACCGGCGTCTCGCATGATGCGCTGTGGTGTGATGATCTCCAGTTTGACACCATCGCGCGCGGGAACGATTCACCCGATCCGATCTCGCATCCTGACGGCTCGCACATGACGGGCGAGGCGGTGTGGAACGCGATTCCGTCACAGCACTGGCGTCCGCAGAATCCTCCGCTCATGGACGGGAACGGACCACCGCCGGAGCCGCCAGAGCCTCAACCGCCGATCGTAAAACCCTATCCCGGCGATCCGGTGTGGGATGCCGTCGGCGTGACGTTGTTCGCGGACTACGCGCAAGCCGGACAGGCGCCGAATCCGCAGATGGGACGGTGGTTTGGTCGCACGATCTGGGACGCGACCGAGGGCGATGAGAGTGGGGCCGTCCTCACGGTCGAGGCGTCGATCAAGAAGCATCGCGCCGAGTGGCGAGCCGTGCTCGGACTGCCGCCGGTCTAGGCGTCTGACATGGCGAAGACCCCTACAAAGCGGAACATGCAGGACGCCTACATCACCCTGCATCAATCGCTGAAGAAACAGGTTGTGGCGCTGACCAAGCGAGTCGAGGAGTTGGAACGCCTCGCGAAGGCGAAGACGTGAACGCGGCGAGAGGCATCCTGTTCGGGATCGCGCTCTCCGTGTTGTTGTTTTGGCTCCCGCTTGGCTGTTGGATAGCGCGATGACGTTTACGCCCGAGTCCATCGTGATCATCATTGGCGCGCGCTCGGACTCGCCATCGTGAATATCATCACGGCCCTTCGGCAAGAGTCGAAGATCGCGGCGGTGGAGGCCAAGGCTGACGTGATCGCGGGCCACGTGAATAGCGCGGCGTCCGCGAGTGTGGCGAAGATTGACGCGTTGACCGAACAAGTTGCCCAGTTGACGGCCTTACGAGCCGACGAGAAGAAAACGGCGGAACTGCTCGCGCAAAAAGCCGGGCCGAAAAGGAAATCATGATACCTGCGATCTTTGTTCGACTCCTCATCGCGGCGTTGATCTTCGTCGGCCTCACGCTGGCGATTCCGGCGTTTGTCGGCATCCTTGGGTTTCCGCTGGATGCGAACTGGCGTATCTTGCTGCAGGTCGCGTGTGCGGCAGTGGCGATCTATTGGGTGTTCTACGGACGCCCGCAGAGTATCGGCTAAAGGACACCATGATGAATCCGATGTATCAGAAGATCGCCTTCAGCCTGATTCGCTACGCCCTGATCGCGGGCGGCGCGGAAGGGCTGATGTCTGATGACGATCTGTCGCAGGCGATTGGCGCGGTCGCGACGCTGATCGCGCTGGGCTGGTCAATCCGGAAGAACTTCAAGGAGCGCCAGGTGCTCGTCACGGCGCTGCAGGGCGCGGAGCTATCCGAGAACGACGTCAAGTTACTAGTGCAAGATCCAGCCGTCGAGACGCCGAGTGTCACAGCGCCGAAAGATGTGGTGCCGGCGTGATGCCGCAGACCATCTTCGACCCGGCGAAGCTCGAGGAAGCCTCCGAGAAGGAACTGGCGAAGGTGAAGGCCGAGAAGCCGAACTCATTCACGGTGGGCGCGCACGCGGACATTCTCGCCCGCAAGGGTGAAGCGACGATCAGCTACGATAGACGGTGGTACAACGGCTGGGGCGCGACCGCTTATATCAAGGGATGGTACAACGATACTGCCGTGGTGCCACAAGCGAAGCGCGGAGTCACCATTGGCGGCGAAGGCTCCTACAAATTCTAAGCCGGTCAACGGCGTTGTGGTGGAGTGGGAACTGCCCGCGACTCCTACAGAACCCGTGCCGACCTGCAATAGGTGCGATACGACGCAGGAGCCGGAAGCATTAGGCGGGGGGCGCTTCCTTTGTCCGTGCTGTAGCCAAGAGTTTACGGTGCCGCGCTCCCAATAGGACGAGAATACGCAATCGCGGCGTGGAACTTCTCGCGCTCAGACGGGTTGGCATCGCACGACTCAAACAGGTAGTACATCAGATCTAATCGTGAGTCGGTGTGCCAGTAGCCGAGCGCGTGTCCAAGTTCGTGTTTAATAGTGGAGAGCGACACGGCTGGCCCCCCCGCACAGCGACAGCCAGGCGTGCGCGGGTAGAGCGTGATCAGGTTTCCCCCAACCGCCGCCGATCCACAGGCTTTCGGGTTCGCCTCTGCGGCCCACTCCACCGTAATCCACCCACGCTGGCTCACCCGCGTCTCCGTCCCGCGTTCGACACCAGCGACTCCGAATTGTCCAGTCAGCGCACCCGTGGTCGTTTCAAGGGCTGCTGCGGTGTGATTCAGCGTAAAGGCGTCCATTGCATTACCGGCGTTATCGATCGTGCGGAGGTATATCCGGGGCGCTTCTGTCTGCCGGCGTAACGGTTGGAGTTGATTCGGCGTCTCAAGCGCGTTGTGGACGAATTGCCGGTAGAACGCCAGATCAAACCGCGCATCGGTCGGTGGGAAGGCCGGCGCGGGCGGTGGGGTCACCACTGGCGGCGCAACCGGCGGAGTGACCACGGGCGGGACGACGGCAACCGGCGGCGTCACAGGCGTCGGGGCGGTCGGACTCGAGCCACAGGCCGCGAGCATGGCGCTAAACATGGTAACGCTGAGAATCAGGCGCATATGTCCTCTCGGCTTCAGCTTCGTGCCGGGACCGACACTTTTCGTAGTTGTTTCGCCCTTTGCACTCGCATATAAGGCAGTCATTATCGTTGCCCCTCGGTTGGAGTCGTCATGCCGTTGTCGCCTACAGATCGTCGGCGCTGGTTCGCCTTACCCGTGGGAGTGCAGGCGGGTCTCTTAGACATCATTCGCTCGTTCGACGGCCACCGCGCTCCTCGTCGCCGAGCCGGGCGGTCCCCCGAAGCGTCTTCAAGATTCCCCCCCGCGCCTGTTCGGGCGAGCGTGCGTAGAGATCGACCAGCAGTTGTTGCTCCTCGGTCAACTCGGCACGTCCCAGCCGTGCGCGTCTCCGCTGCTCCGGCACGCTCGAAGAGCGATCCAGCACACTGAGAAGGCTGTGCCGCTGTAACTCGGTCATCTGGCGGAAGTGGCCCAGCAGTTGCGCCTCTAGAGGTTTGACCTCTTGCCAGAGCGATCCAGGCAGCGCGCACATTTCCGACACGCTCATCTGGTAGAAGCTCGTCACATCGTCGAGCCAATCGAGCGATAGATCGGGGCCACCCGACCTGAGGCGCTTGTGGATCGTGGACGGATCGGCCTTCAGGAAGCGCGCAAGGATCGAGAAGTTTGGCGTCTTCTCCCGAAGACGTTCGCGCACCATCTCCTGAAATGTGTTCAACGTCGTCACGGACGGTGCCGATCCTACCCGCGAAATGGGCCAGTTTCCACGGGAAAACATGCGATTTCAGCATACGGCCATTGTATCAAAAAAAGTCCTTGCATCTGTGATGTTTTAGCCTCACAATGCCCTCGTTATGTCGAAAACGTCCGAGAAGCCCCAATACGAGAGTGTCGCCGACTTCATGCGGGCGACCGGGTTGGATGACCTCCAACTGGCGAAGCTGCTCGACTGCGACCGCTCGCTGGTGACGAAACTCCGACTGGGCCATAAGTTCCGTTCGCTGCGCGGCCCGATGAAGATTTCAAAAACGTGCAAAGTGCCGATTGATCGGCTTGTCGCCTAGATCACGGATCGACCGTCATGATTGGAACGACCGTTCAGAATCGGTAGTGACAAAATGGCACACGAAACACAGGATCTGATAATCAATGGTTCGTTAACGTGCGGAAACATCCGCACAGTGGAGCCGTGTGCGGTCGGCCAAGCAGGGTCGCAGGATACCACACTCGCGGCTCGGTTCTGGTCGAAAGTTGACCGCAAATCACCCTCCGAATGCTGGCCGTGGCTCGCGCATGTGTCGAGCGGCTACGGGCGGTTCAAGGTCGCAGGGAAATATCGACAAGCCTCCGCGATCGCGTGGGAACTCGCGCACGGTCGGAAGCTCCCGGCCTCGCGGCTGATTCGCCACACCTGCGATTACTCGCGCTGCGTCAATCCGGCGCATCTGCGGGCCTCCACTCAAAAACACAACGTCCACGACGCGATGCGGAAGGGCCGTCATTGCCTGACGAACTGGCCCAAGGCGGTCGCTGCACGTAAGTCGTTCGACCGAAAGGACGCGGCGTAATGAGCCAACGCGCAGGCCGCGATCGATTCACCCCCGGAAATAAAGGATGCCGGGAAGAGCGTATCAAGCCGCCGCAACACGGTACTGGTTTCACTGCTGGGAGCGAACCAGAAACCATTGAACATCTCTCCGATCCTGACTGGCTGGCGCGTCGCAATACTAAAACCGCGTCGTCGAACATCTCTCGCGCTGCCGCCAAAAGAAAGCCGTTCTTATCATGACCTCGATCAACTGGCGCGAGTTCAAGCCGTTGCTGAAGTGCGACGACCTCACGCGCATCTATCCGTACCGACTGCGCACGATCCGCAACATGGCGGCGCAGCGCAGCCCGAAGATTCCGTGCCCTTGCGGAACCAGGCCGTTCGTGTTCCGTCGTGACGATGTGAAACGGCATTACGAAAGGTTGGCCGCATGAATAACTCCAAGTCTGCTTTCGCCACGTTGCTTGTCGCCAAACTTGATCGCGCCGAAGGTTGGGCGGTGAGGGCTTCGCACGATGCGTTGCTGGATTTCTTACGCAAAGAGCATCTTGCGTTCCCTGACTGGGAATCGTATCCGCGCGCGCGGTCGATCTTTACGCAGATGTGGCGGTAGCGCATGACTTCAGAGATCGCCACGGAGTTGACGTACCTCGTGATCCAGAAGCAACGAGAGCGCGGCGAGTTGGGCGCGTGCAGTCTCGACAACAGCCATCAGCGTCTGTATGCGATCCCGAGCCTCATTGCGAACCGCAGGCGTTTCATCGCCGATGTTGACGAGTTCCTGACCGACGCCGCCTGCTCTCAGCGGGTGGACGGCGTGACGCCGAGCTTCAACGGACGGCAGAAGTAGTTGTTCAGCCATGAATCCCATGCTCACCCAACCGTCGTTGCCCACGCCGCTCCTGTTACCGGACAAGAGCGGTCGAACAGCGAAAGCCTCTATCCGGAAAACGGACACCGAGGGCTATTACGCGGCGCTGGGCGGGTGCATTGAGGAAGTGCGGCGGGTGAGCGGGTTAACGCTGAAAGAGTTCGCAGCGGTCGTCGGGAAAGACGAGCGGCAGATCGCGCGGCAAGTGGAGGGGAAGGATCGGCCCCAACTCGAAGCCGTGTTTGCGGTGGAGCGGTTCCGGGGGCCGCTGGTAATCGCACTGGCGCGATTAGCGGCGGGATGCGAAATCGATACGGTTATTCATGTGCGGAGGTCAGTGTGAAGATTCTCGATAAAGTGGCGACTGTTCCGTCGTCCTTCGGTAATACGAGCGATACATACGCACCGATCTATATCGCTGTTGTAGCGGCGGCTGGCGATTGGGTGCCCGTTGAGTGCGCAGACAAGACCGAAGCAAAAAGGGTGTTCAACGCCGTAAGGGGCCTGAGCACCTATCGCGGCGGACAGTTTGAGCTTAAGCGGCGCGGCCTCGTTATCTATATCCGAGTCGCGGCCCGAGTCACGACGCCTCTCGTGTTGGCGAAGTAGCCATGAGAACCGTGAGGACACGATGAGTTTCCACAACAGCGATCGCTACGACTGGAGCAAAGAACGCTTCGCGCCTGTGGAGCGCAAAGTCTGCCTCTGCGGCTGCGGGAAGCCGACCCGCTCGCCCACGCTGCTGAAGGTAGGACATGGGCTGTTCGCCTCGGACGCCTGCGAGAAGCGGTTTTACTTCGGCGTCACCTGTGACTGCGGACGGAAGCATCTGGCGGACGAGCCGTGCCCGGTGTGCAGTGCGGATGCCGTCGTGGAAGGCCGCGAACAGGAAGCCCGCGCCGATGAAGTGCGCGATGACTACATGGAAAGGGTGAGGCGATGAAAGCCGATGTGATCCCAATGGGCCTGATCTGCGCGTGGTGCAAGACGACGATCCGCGAGGGCAGCGATCCATTCAGTCACGGCATCTGTGACGCCTGCGCGGACGTGGCCGCGGCGGAGGCGGATACCGTGGCGGTCGTGGATGCGATGGAGAGCGGCTGTGAAGATTTAGCCGAATCGCTCTACCGCCTGCGGGCCTTGTGGATCGGCGGACTCGCCTTGCCCTGGGGGGTTCTGACGGACGGCCAGCGGCAGGGGTATCGGAACGAAGTGGAACGACTCGTAAAGGAGATCAAGTGAGCGAACCGAAAGCGTTGAACGTCTACCAGTGCATCGCCAAAGTCAGCGAGAAGCTGTCGAAGGAGGGCATCAGTAAGAGCCGGAGCAACGAACAGCAGCACTACAAGTTCCGCGGTATTGACGACGTGTACAACGCCCTTGCGCCGATCCTGGCCGAGGTCGGACTCGTGGTGATCCCGCGCATCCTCTCCCGCGAGATGGCGGAGCGCGTCACTAAGAACGGCGGCGTCCTATTCTACGTGACCGTCGAAGCCGAATTTGATTTCGTGTCGATCGCGGACGGGTCGAAAGTGACGGCCCGGACCTACGGCGAAGCGATGGACTCCGGCGACAAGGCCACGAACAAGGCCATGAGCGCGGCCTATAAGTACGTCGCGTTTCAGACGTTCTGCATCCCGACCGAAGGTAACAACGACGCCGATGCCACGACTCATGAAGTCGCCGCCAAAGCGCCGGACGGCTTCGAGGACATGGTGGTTGACCTGGAGCTCGTCGCCAAGGAACAAGGGACGGAACCACTACAGGCCGCGTGGAAGAAGTCGAAGCCGGCGCTTCGGAAGTATTTCACGGATACGAATCTCGACGGATGGGAAGCCATCAAGGCGAAGGCGGTTGAGTTCGACGCAAAGAAAGCCGCAGCCGCAAAGGCGAAAACGCCGGAACTGGTGGGCGCATGACCTTCACCATCATCGACGCCGAACAACGCTCGCCGGAATGGTTTCAGGCTCGCGCCGGCAAGCTGACCGGCTCCCGCGCCGCCGACATGCTCGCTACGATCAAGAGCGGGGAAGCGGCGGCACGCCGGGACTATCGGATGCAACTCGTCTGCGAACGGTTGACCGGCCAACCCCAAGAGGATGGTTTCGTCAACGTCGCGATGCAGCGGGGTATCGATCTCGAGCCCGCCGCCTTTGCCGCCTACGAGGCGCTGACGGGCGCTGTGGCGGTGCGGACTGGCTTCCTGAGCCACAACACACATCTCGCCGGCTGTTCGCTGGACGGCCATGTAGACGGCTTTACGGGCATCGTGGAAATCAAGTGCCCGAAGTCGGCCACACATCTGAAGTACTGGCGCGGTAATAGCGAAGCGCCGAGCGACTACCTCCCGCAGATCACGCACAACTTGTGGATCACGGGGGCGCAGTGGTGCGACTTCCTGAGCTTCGATGATCGGTTCGGCCCTGAGCTCCAGACGTTCCTGGTGCGGGTCAAGCGGAGCGACGTGGACATCGACGGCTACGAGCGGAAGGCGCTGGCGTTTCTCGCGGAAGTCGAGGCGGAGTATCTGGCGATCAAGACGATGACGAAGGGGGTAGCGGCGTGAGCGAACGTGATCCGAATGAACTCGGCGCCTTGTGGGTGAAGACGGGCCGCAGGGGCGACTACATGACCGGGAAGATTGGCGATCAGCCCGTCGTGGTGTTCAAGAACGACCGGAAGGCCGCTGGCAGTAATGCGCCCGACTGGCGCGTGATGAAGCCGGTGAAGCAGGACCGCGAGCAGGATCAGCGGATCACCGGCCCCCGTCCGCCGGCCACGATTGACGACAACGACATCCAGTTCTGATGGCGATTGACTACCGCGTCCTCGCCCTCGCCAAGCCGGAGCCGCACAAGCGGGTCAAGGCGAGACGTAAGCGGCAGCATGCCAAGGCGCGGAAGTCGTGCCGAGCGGCCCGGTATACGCGGGATGGCGGGTGCTGCGTCCGCTGCGGGAAGCCGCTGAAGCTGAATCCCTCGGATGAGGGCGCGGACTGGTACAACGTGGCGAACATCAACGAGAAGCGGCCCCGGTCACTCGGCGGCGATCCGCTTGATCCGAAGGGACAGAACACGCTCTGCGCAAAGTGTCATACGGGCTCAGGGAGACACGCGAAGTGATAAATCCTAGTGATGTGCTAGCTGTGGTGCCGTTCCCGCCTAAATGGGCGCGCACGTCACAGATTTTTGCCGCAGTGAAGCGCCGCAACGTCAGCGAGAACCAGATACGGGCCGCGCTGTGGACGCTCCAGAGTCACCCGCATCGCAAGATTGATTTTGCGAGACGCGGACAGAGTTTGATTTGGCAACGCCGAATCCACGACGAAGGGTCTACGTCGTGACGATCCGCGAGCGCATCAAGGGCATTCAGAGCGAGTTGGCGAATGGCGCCCTGACACCTGACTTGGCGCGCGAAAGTCTCGTGCGTCTGACGGCGCTGCTCGGCAACGTGCATGACGCGCAACGGAAGGCGGATCACGAATACAAGCTGGTGCTGCTGGGCTGCATGGCGGGCGGGGAACCGGCGAACCGCGCCCGGATACGAGCCGAGGTGAGCGAGCAATACCAGGCGGCGTCTGAGATGAAGGATTTAGCGAATCTGGTGCAGGAAATGATTCGGAGCTGCAAAGCGTATATGCGCTCCCTTGAGGAAGAACAGAGGCTAACGCGATGAGCACGCCGAATAAATACACACCACATCAGGGCGTGCAGGAAATCGCCCGCAGGAAGCGCCAGATGGAGCGCGGGCTCATCACGACTCAAGAGGTCACCCCGAAGACAGGATTGATCTGGAAGGCCTACGTTGCGCCCGTCAGCCATCCCCGCGAGTACGTGTGGAAGGGCGGCACCGCGATCCGTAAGCATCCGAAGGTGAAAGGTAAGAGCGCGATTAGGTTGGCGAAGAAGGCACGCCATCAAGAGGCGGCGGCGAAGAAAGCGCAGGCGGCGTAAGTCGGTCCTGAGAGCACAGAGGTTGATGAGATGAAGTATCGAGTGGTGAGACGCCGTTTCGCTAACTCTCCGACGGCTTGGGGTGTCCAGATGCTTGATGGTTATACAGACGGGAAACCGTCATGGCGTCTGGCTACAGTACTGGTGTTTTATTCACGGGAATCTGCGCAGGAGTGGATTACGGCTAAGAGTCGTCGGTCCTGAGAGCGGCTGATGCGGCGTTGGGGCTTGGCTATGGCGGCTCAACGAAACACTGGCTCGCATCAGTCGCTCTGAGGATCGACGGATTTGACGCTCTGGAGAATTCGCGGGAGTAGACCAGCGAATCGTAAAAGAGGCTCCTAAGGCATCTGGAGGATTCGGGGCGCGTTAAACGCCCAGCGTCATTGTCAATGTTAAGGCGCGCGATTGACAAGGTTAAGCAGGTTGATTGTCAACTTTAACGCAGGGCTCGCGGCGGTCGTGAACGATACCCCGGTCGATGAGACCGTGGCGGCAAGCGGCGAAAGTGCGGCGCGAAATTATTTCGGTTTCATAGAGGAATTCGCTTGATTTTGAGAGGCGAAGGGTTGATGATGGCGGAAGTCGCGGCGAGGCTTGTTCAAGGCCCCGCCGCTGACCTACCGCACTCGCAACCGTTGGATAGAACGGAAGCAAGCGCAAGCAGGCTGATTCTAGCCTACCCGCTTCTCCCTCTACCAACCAAATCGAGCCAGGTATCGCGTTCTGAATGACGGGTTAGCCGTCTGAACTGGACGCCGGGTTTTTCATCATGCGGGCCGCGAGATCGGCGGTGGGCAGGCTGTGACGCTTCACAGAACCAGTGATGAACGGCTCGTGATTGACGCGAACGACTGACACGACCGAACGCATACCGCAGACCGTACGACCGCTGACGTTTTCGGCGGACGGAGGGGCTGAACAGGATCACTCAGTAGTAGCGAGATGAGACTGCGGGCGCGGTGGATCGGGGAGGGCGGGGCGACGGGGTTGGTGTCTCTAAATTCTTTATGGAGCAGTTCGCATCAGCGATTCAGCGATTGTGGGCCGAAAAGAAACGGCTCGGTGGAAATCGGCGCAAGCGGCTCGCGTTTTTGCTGCGATGGGCCGGACTCCACGTCGCGCACAAGAAGGATTACGAAAAGCGGCGTCGAGGTCCAGCGCGGACGAAAAGCTGGAAACGGTTTACAAACGCGATGTGCTGGGTCTGCCATGTGGCGAAGGCGACGTGCCGTCACCACATCATCCAGGTGCAGCACGGCGGCGGCAACGACAACAGAAACATCGTGCCGCTTTGCGACGGGTGCCACGCTGAAGTGCATCCGTGGATGGACGCCTCAGCGCATCCGATGGTGAAAGAAGCGGAAGAAATGGACGCCTTCCGTCTCTAGTGCTGATGAGAGAAAAAGGCGTCCTTCTATGGCGCAGTGAATTTCAGAAAAGAGGATGTGCGTAATGGCAACCGAAAAGACCGTAGACGTCGCCGCGGACGCCATTGTTGACAAGGCGATCGCGCTTACTGCTGGGTGCTTGTCGCGCCGTGAGATCGATGAGGCCCGCGAGCAGTTACAGGATCTCGTGGATCGTCTGATCGACGAGTGCCGCGCCTACTATCGCGCGGACGCAGAAATCCTAATTGAAGACCGCGCCGAAGCGATTCGTAAAGCGCAAAGCTCAGCATCGAGTTATGAAGCCGGGAATCTGCTCGATGCGAGGCTAGCTGAAGACGAGGCGCGGCATCTGTTAAGGCTGGAGCCTCGTGAGTCGAATCCTTCCAATAGCAACCATGGATGCGCCTATAGGCCGTGTGCAACGTGGGAGTTAGGGACAGCCGGTGACTGGCCCATCCGTGACCGCTGCAAGCATTGCGGCTGGACACGCTATGAGCATATCTAGGCCAAATGTGCTCCGTGACCGGACTCCTACGTATAACGCGATGGCTGGCAAACATCACTGTCTGTCTGTGCATCGGCGGAACGGCCGCTGCGGTCCAGCATGGTGATGTATCACGAATAATTCAATACGCTGCCGGTGCTGTCTGCGCGTTCTTCATCTACGGGCTCGTCTCGCTGGAGTTAGGAGACAACGAATGAAAGTCGGAGGATGAACCATGAAGACCTACTGCCGCAAGTGCGCGAAGCGGATTCGTCAAGGGCTGGGCTGTCTGTTTTGTCGTCGCCCGATTTGCTATACGTGCGAGTGCGACTGTCCCGCCGTGCTGAAGCTCATGGCGAAGGAGCGGAGTAAGGGGAAAAGTTGTTCTCGTTGTCGTGGCCGGAAAACACAGCCATCCGAATTACAAATGGGCACGCTAACGCATTGTGAACACTGCGGCGGCGCAGGCTTAGAGCCGAGTTCGGAGGAGTCTTTTCCGTGTCCAGACTGTGGCGCGCCAGACGGAGAGATTCACGACACAGACTGTAATTATTTAGTGCGCGGCAGACCATAAAAAGGGTGTCCATTGGCTCACTCTATCAAGGCGTTATTGAGTCATTACGACGCAGCCTTTACCCAGAAATTCGGAGCCCGGTATCCGATTTCGCCGAAGAAGGATTGCGCGCTCGCGAAGCAGTTGTTAGCCCTCTACACGTTCGAGCAACTCGCGGGATGGGTGGACGACTTCTTCGCACTGGAGGACGAATGGATCGAGCAGAGCGGGTACAGCTTCGGGGTGTTCCGGTCACAACTGGGGAAGGTGATCGCGTCGAAGACGATGACCAGCCCACGTATCGAGCGCCCGAAGGTCGTCCAGACGCGCCACAACACGCTCGAACAGTACCGCGTGATCAAGTGACGGGCAAACAGTTAGCCGAGCAATTCCGTCTCTGGGCGGCCGAGATGGCGATGCGACCAACGCGCCCACCAAGAGTACCGGGAGTGACCCAAAATGACTGAATACGATGTGACGGAAGCGATGTTGCGGTATGGCGGCTCTTTCGTCCAGCAACTCGCACGACTCATTCGCATGGCCGACGCGGACAACAAGCGACGGTTAGTTGAGGCGTTTCCAGAATACCTAGAACAGTATCGCGAACTAGCGCGGAACGCAGTCGTTGCCCCGCAGTCCGACAAGGAAACCAAATGAGCAACACGGACATTCACGAACTGACTTACGATCATCTCCACGGGTTGTGTCGGTGTAGAACAACCGATGCCTTGACGGCAGCTATCAATAGCCTTCCTCAGCACCTCCGTGACTACATCCATGATCTAGAGTCTCGCGCTGACCCTGCCGGTGATTTGCGCGCACGGAGAATGGCGGAGGACGCGGCTGAAGCCTACCGCCGTGAAATCGATCGGCTGCTGGCGATTGCCTTTGTCTCCGATCCGGTGATCGGCAGCGTCTCGGTCGCGGATGCGAAGCACTCGGACGCTCCGCGCAGGAGCGCAGCGCAAGAATGATCCAACAATCCATCACCTTTTTCGCGTCCGACGCGGCCCGCTGGGCCCAGAAGCTGGATCGGCTGCTGGCGATTTTGTCAGACGGCCACTGGTACAAGGCGTCCGAGATCGCCCGGTTGATGGCCTCGAATGACCGGCTGATCCGGCGCTTGGCGGACTTGTCCGACGGGCAAATTATCAGCGGCCAGTACGGCTACAAGCTGACCCGCTTCGCCACGAACGAGGAGATTGATCACGCGGAAGCCTGGTTGTTATCGCAGGCGAAGCACATGCAGCAACGGGCCTTAGAGATTCGCCAGTGCCGGAATCGGAGAGGAGCGGCGGCATGAGACCGCAATCCTTAGCGAGTGATGACGCGCTGGATCTGATCTGGTTGTCGCGCAACATGACCGACGCGATCTATCGGACGCTCCGCGATCCAGAAAACTGCGGGTGGGATGACCTCGAAGACGCGCACACCGTGATCATAGCCATGCCGGTTGGGGACTTACGAGACGAATTGATGTTGCGGATCAAGAAAGCGAAGCGGGAAGCATGAGACGAGTCTCTGAGCAGAAGGACCGCAACCACGACGCGATCGTGGACGAGTACCGTAAACAGCACTGCGCGGTGGTATCGCTCGTGAAGGTCGGTAACGGCTGTCCTGACCTCCTGGTGCTTGGCTACGGGCGACTGGCACTTGTAGAGGTGAAGACACCAAAAGGCCCGCTGAAGCCCTGCCAAGAGGAATTTATGCAGGTCTGGCCAGTCCGCGTGGTTCGGTCCCGAGAAGACGTGATCGCGCACGTCAACGCCTTGAGGGCGGCATGACCGTGGATCGTCGCACGCTCCGTGAACGGCGGTTTGTCGCGGCTGGCACGTGTCGGAAGTGCGGCGGGGAATTGAAGCCGAATCGGAAAGCCTGTCCGCGCTGCTTACGGATGAACGCTCGACGTTGCCGGCAGCGGTATCGACGGACCGACTATGGAACAAGGTTTACGGTGGCGTTAATACGAAAAGGACAACGCTCATGCGCGCTTTGACCAGCCTCAGCTATCGCGCCGGAGAATCCGACCAACGCGCTGACCACCGAGGCGGTTCGTGACGCCCTATTACGAGCAAGACGGGATCACGATCTACCACGGGGATTGCCGTGAGGTGCTAGATGCCGTTCGTCCGTACTACGATGCGGTTGTAAGCGATCCGCCGTGGGGAACAGATACAGCGTGCGACTCAAAGCGATTCACCCGCAAGGCTTCTCCATTTTGGGCGAACGTCGATAACTCCAAAGTCCGCACGCACAAGCAGATTGCCAACGACGAGCAGCCTTTCGCGTTTCTGTCATGGGTGCATTCCCCTGAGCGTTGGGTTGATGGTTCTGCGATTCTGTGGGGCGCGAACAATTTCTGCACTGAATTACCAATCTCAAACGGTTGGCTGATTTGGGATAAGCGCAAGGGCGCCGAGGATATGGCTGAGAAGGGTTGGCCGCTCGGCGAGGCCGAACTGGCGTGGACGAACATCATCGGAGCCACGCGGGTATTTCGAAATCTATGGTCTGGGCTGTTGCGCTCGTCCGAAAAGGGTGAATTCTACCATCCAACCCAGAAGCCGATTGCGTTAATGGAGTGGTCGCTGTCGTTTCTCCCTAAAGAGGATCGCGTGATTCTCGATCCGTTTATGGGCGCTGGCTCGACGCTGATCGCGGCCAAAAGACTCGGCTTACAGGCTATCGGCATCGAGCTTGAGGAAGTGTATTGCGAACGAGCCGCAAAGCGACTATCGCAACCAGTAGACGGGAAGCTTCCGATGGAGTTCTCCGCATGACACACGAACGGCGTGCGATAGCTGTAGAACGTGCGGAATTGTTGAGCGGTGACGACCACCGTGAGCGGGTAGCGAAATGATTCTGATCGTCCTCGGCTCATTCGTCCTGTTCGGCTTGTTCTGTGGAGGGGTGTACGCAAGGTGGAAGTTCCACGAAGAAGCCAAGGCGGATCAACGCGAGCGTGATCGTTTGCGTCTCCAGCAGGCGGCGGTGAACTAGCCCCCGAAGGATCAGGGGACACATTCTCAACCGTGGCGCAATAGACGAGTGAGTTAATAGCGCTGCGCTCGCGGTGGGCGCAAACGATACCGGACCTAGGTAGACCGAGAGAAGTTTGAGGGAGAGAACCAATGGCGTGGACAAAGTTGGAACCCTATAAAGGTCAAGTGCATCACGGGTGCCTGAATTGCGGCGGCACTCACGATGTTGCGCCGATGGACATGGTGATCGGCGTCGGATTCGGCTCTGCCGTGGCGACCAAGGACGGCCAGATCGTTTACGACGAAATGGACGTGATGCGTGGTGGTGGTGATTTCGATGACCTTGCCACGCTTGAGCAGATCGAAGCGATGGCCTTGGCCGATCCCGATCACGATTGGCGCGTGGAACTTAATGGGCCGCTTCGCGGGCGCTCGTATCAGCGTCACGATACCGCGCACTGGGTGTTGATTAAATCAAATCAGGGCTTCGCATGAGGCTTTATCACTACTGTTGCGAACACACACGGAACGCGGTCGGTCGGCGCGGGTTACTAATTCCACAGCCGCAACCAGTGCTAAACGGCTTGCGGCTCTTATGGCTCACTAACCAAGAAGAACCAGACCGAGAGGGGTTGGGGCTTACCTCTCAGATTCTAGCCTGTGACCGCTTGCAGTACCGCTACATCGTGGAAACTGAGAAGGCGAAACACTACGCCGACATAGTTGCTGATGCGCCATTCGTCGGGCGGATGATGCTCGAAGCGGCAAAGGGTGCGCGTCCTGAGTTGTGGTGGGTTGTTCGAAGCGCGGTGACTGGCGAGCTAGACCGCAATTACGTATTCGCGGGCGGCAACCAATCGTCGATGGAACCTGCAAAGGCGACCTCCGCGAAGCGAAATGATCCACATTCACCATCTACAACAATGGCGGGAGCGGAGGAAGGTGTCATGACGAAGGATCAGAAGGATGGCGCAGGGCTCATCCATCAAGCGATACCGGATGTAGTTGAGACCGAGCCGCGTTTGAGCCGAAAAGATCGCGAGGCGGCGATAGAAGCGGCCTTCGCGGCTGGAAACCGGACGAGTCACAATAGGGCGCTCGCGTTGCAATACGTGGACGACGCTCGACGGCTACTTAAGCTCCCCCTTATGAAGGAGAAATAACATGGCAGCATTGCCGACGATGGGCGGCGATCACGGCGATTTCGCGGCGCAACCTACGGCTGAACAGAAGCAACGCTATGCGCTCCGTCAGTGCTACCTGCTAGCTATTCGCGAGGCGCGGCGCGAGCAAAAGGCTGATAACTCTCGGAGTAGCACTTGGAACCACATCATCCGGTTCTGTAAGGACGCCGACGTGGACGGCAATATCTGCGGCGGTAGCGTACTGCGCCAGAGTTCGGGCGACCGTGAATCTAAGTCGCGTCCGAACAGCGTGCTAGCCGAGTTTATCGAAGACCCCTATGCCTCTGGGTGTTTTGAGAACCTTGGCTGTCAGGGACTACGAGAGGACGTATATAACGAACTACTGAGGGTTGCGGCAGACAAGCACGTCAGCGTTTACTACCTAGCGGCCATCTACAAGCGGGGGCACGCTGATGCGCTCGCTTCCGAAGAAGACGACGGTTCCTATCTGTGGGAGCGGTGCTACGCATGCGGGCATCGGCTGGTGTTGGCCTCCGATAGCTGCCCGCAATGCGGCATTCACTTCAAGGACGGCGACGATCCACCCAATTGGCCCGAGACGTGCGAGTGCGACCGATGCACGGAGGCGCGTAATGCCGAAGGTTAATTACGAAGAGCGTTTCTACGTGGCGCTGAAGCGCATTACATCCTATATGACGCCAGCGCAGTTGCGGCGCGCTGCCGAGCGGCAATACGGCCTTGATCACGCGGAAGCCTTGGAGATGGCCTATGAGAACGTGATCGGCGAAGCAAAGCACGCGCTACGCGGCTATCGAAAACCCAAGGTCGGCTCTCACGGTAACTCGCCACTCAGCGAAGCGAGCCCTTCGACACAGAGCGAAGCGCCATGAGCTTTCTCCGTCGTCTCTGGACCGCCTGCCTCGAACATGACGACTACCGCGAGCGCGACGGGCAGGGAAGGCTCGAGCTTGTCTGCAGGACGTGTGGTGATCGCCGGCACGTCTTAGAGGGGGAGATGCTGAAAGGACCGCAGTACGAGCAGCACCAGGATTTAGGCACGTGTACGACGAAGGCCCGGAAGGCGATGCCGATGATTGGGAGGAAACGGGCGTAGAGATGAATGATTTGGGAGCGCATCCGCGCCACGGAGGCCGATGCATTCTCCGGTGTAGTTCTTACAGGTCAGCTATCGCACGACGAGGAATCATCCAGTCCTGCCGCGGTAACGGTGGGGCGAGTATCGCGGCCGATGGTTACGGGTTTCTAGATAAACCGCAAACGTCACGTCGCCCCTGACTGGAGCTTTGAGAGCCACGAATGAAGCCATATTACGAGCAAGACGGGATCACGATCTACCACGGTGACGCCCGAGAGGTATTGCCGACGATCCAGCAGCCGGAGAGCTGCATCACTGATCCCGTGTGGCCGAATTCGGTGTTTCCGAACGTGCCCGATCCGATGCTCCTGTTCGCGCAGACGGTGCGGCTGCTCACCGTCAAACGTCTAGTCGTGCATCTGGGCTGCACAAGCGATCCGCGTTTTCTCGGTTCGGTGGGCGATGACCGTTTCCCGTTCGTTCGAGTTTGCTGGTTGCGCTATGCGCGGCCGTCCTATCGCGGCCGGATTCTGGTCGGCTCGGACGTGGCGTACGTGTTCGGAGAGGTGCCGCCGTCTCGTAAGGGCGCGCACGTCCTGAGCGGCGAAGTCGTCGCCAGTAACAACCGGACAAAGTTACAACACACCCAGCGCGGCACGGGGCAGTTAGAAGATGTTGATTACGACGCAATGCCACATCCCAGCCCGAGGCGCTACGAGCACGTCGCGTGGCTTGTTGGCATCTATGGCCTTGGCGGCGTGATTGATCCGTTCTGCGGCACGGGAACCACGCTAGAAGCTGCTCAGCGCGCAGGGATTGCGGCCGTGGGAATCGAGATCGAGGAAGCGTATTGCGAGATCGCGGCGAAGCGTCTAATTCAGCGGACGCTTCCGATTGAGGCAACGGCATGACGGTGGTCGGGCACGTCGCATCACTCTGCGTAATTGTCGAGCGTTTGACCGATGAGCGTTTAGCGCAAGAAAAGAAACCATCAATTTTCAACGGTAATTCTTCTATGACCCCGATCCAGCAGGCGAGAGAGAACGTCCAGGCACCGACGCTCGAAGAGATTGAACGGGCGCTGTTGAACTTCGATAAGGCCGTAGACGCTGAAGACGTGTTGGCGGGGACGGTTCACGCGGCGGTCTGCACGGCCATGCTGCAACGTGTGGCGAACGCCCTCCGTTCCGGCTCCGCGCTGCTGTCGCGGGAGGATCGGGACTGGCAACCGATTGAGACGGCGCCGAAGGGGCAACTAGTAATCGTGTATTTTCGGGAAGGCGGGACCACGACGCGGCGGCTGTGCGCGACGAGCTGGGATAACCATGTCTGCTGGCGCGACGTTCTCGGGAACCCAGGATCAACGCCGACCCACTGGATGCCGCTCCCTGCTCCCCCGAAAGGCACCCCATGATCCCCGATCCCGCCCGAGCGCAGACCGTGGAACAGTTGTTCACAAGCCTTGATGATCTCGCTATCGAAATGGATCAGCGGCAGAACTCTGGCGAGTTTCCTCTGTTGTGTATCAAGCAACGGCAATTACGAGCCGCCCTGATCACCGCCCTCCGCGTGTCACGAGAGGACGAAAAGAAGGTCGACGAAACGGGCGGTTTCAGCCCAGATAACGGTAGTAAACGCCAATCCGACAACAAGTTAACACTGTCGACGGATTGGTTGCCTTCCCGTCTCCGCGCCCATCGTGCGATGCGCCTCTACGAGCCGAGTATGGAAGGCTACCACGCGGCGGTCGCCGTCTATGAAGCGGCCTTCGGTGAATCGTCTCAGGAGGACGCCCTCGCCGCCGCCCCGCCGCCCGAGCCCTCCGGATCGGTGGAGGACGCAAAGGCGGAACTACGTGGCCTCATCATGCAGTACGCGAACCTCTTCGACGTGGCCGATGCCGTGCCTGAGATGTTCGATACGGTCGAATTACACATGGACGCAGCCGTAGATGCCCTCATCTCCGCCGTGCGAGCCGATGAACGCCAGACGCCGCCCGAGCCCTCCGGATCGGTGGAACCGACACGCGCTGAGATCGAGTGCGCCTTAGACGAGTTTCCCAACGGGGGAGCCCACCCTTACGTGCGTGCCGAACAATTACTGTGGCGGTTCCTTCATTTCTCTGCGGTGCGAGCGCAGCAGGCCGAGCAGCTTGTACGGCGCGCGTGTGCTTGTGCTGTTCCTGATCCCGTGATGCAGGCAGACGCCAAGTTCTATTGCCACCAGTGCAGCTTTGAGACGGGCGCTAGACCGACACAGCTTGAGCCTGAAGCATGGCTGAGACGCGCCGAGGCGGCCGAAGCCCGACTCGCCCACCAGGAGACAGGACCGCCGGTGTTCGATCCCACGTCCCTGACCCCTGCCGAACGCAGCGCCCTGAATGAAACGACCACCGTGGAGCCGCGAACGTATCCGCCGTCCCCCTCGGAGGAGCCATGAGCGCATTACAGCCCTGCGAGAAGTATCTCGACATCTGGCGTGTGGGTGAGGAATGGCTCAAGGTTCCCGAAGGTGCGGTCTGCCCTCGCTGCGGGTACTTCCGAGAGGAACATGCTCCGGTGATCGGGACCGAGGATCACTCGGCTCAGCGAAGCGAGCGGTTGGCTTCGGAGCGCAGCGCCCAAGACCACACTCTCAAGTGGACACCGTGATGACTAACGGCGCTCTCCGAGTCCGCCACTGGCGCGCACAGAAGACCGCGCGAGGCGAATGTCACGGGACAGGCTGCCATCGGGCGGCGGCGGGTTATTACTGCGATCGCTGCGCGCGAGCCCGATCCCCGCAGAATGCCGCGCATTTCCGATCCTGGTGGCTCACGGAGCGCTTTCTGGAGGTGATGGCCCTGTTAGCTGAGAATAAATGCGTGGTCTGCCATCAGCCTAAGGATCGGTTTCAGCCGTGGACGCATCGGGGCTGTAGATAGGAAAAGCCGCATGACTGAGCGTTACTGTCCTAATTGTGGCGATAAACTCGATAACTTCACCGCGCAGCACGAACATGACATCGTGTGTCGGTGGCGGTATGCCGTTGAGCGCGGGAAGCTCGCGATGGAGCAGTCCAACGTGAGAATCAGGCAACTAATGGCCCTAGAAGATGTGGCGATGGCTCGCATTACCGAGTTGGAATCCACCCTCACGCGCATCGCGACTCACGAGTGCATGTGCTGTTCTGGAGATTGCTGCTGTGGATTCTTATTTCAGGGCTGGGCGAGAGCGGCGATTAAGACTCAGCAAAACTACAGCAAGCCGTCAGCGTCGTGAGAAACTGAGGGCCGCATGAGGTGGGCTCTCAAGCAAGCGAATCTCTTGTATCGAGAACCGTCGCGGGTTCAGGACTGGCCCGAGATCCTTCCCGGCGACATCTACGAATTCACCGATCCGCCATTCTATGAGGTGGACCCGCACACAAGAAAAACGAAGGCCACGCTTCAATGTTTTCGCGTATTAGACGAGCATCTACGACTGGACCCAATCGCGCGAGATAGCTGGAAACACATCTAACCGTACACATCACGTCATTCCGCCTCATCCTACTCTGGGATGATCGCAGAGACTGGCTCCTGTCCACCTGACCCCGTACGGCCGGACGCCCCGCGCACCGTTACGGGCATGGCATAAAGTATGCCTACTTCTGGCGCCTTCAAGAAGGGTGACGGCCGTCCTCGCAAGCCTAAGGGTGCGGTTAATAAGACGACTAAGAGCGCCAGAGAAGCCTTCGCCCTTGCCTTCGAGGGATGCGGCGGGTATACGAGCCTGACGGCCTGGGCGATCGCGAATCAAACCGACTTTTACAAACTCTACGCCCGCCTGATCCCAGTCGAGCACGTCGGCGCGGGCGGTGAAGGCCCGATTTCGACCATCGTGCGGCATGTCTACGAATCCGAGAAACAGGCCTAAAAATGCGAAGTGTCCATCGTGGAGTATCGCATGGCTGAGCGCGTCTTAGAGATGCGGTGGCGCGGCCCGATTGCGGACTTCCTACGAGATGAGACGCCGGAGATCGATCTTGAGGGTGCCCTGTCCAGCGGGAAGACGACGGCCTGTCTCTGGAAGGTCTTCAACAGCCTGCACGATAAGTTAGGGATTCATTGGTGGATTGGTCGCTACGGCGACGGCGAGACGCAAACAAAGGTACGCCCGGCGTTTGAGCAGATTTGCCAGCAGGCCGGCAGTATCCCGGCGTGGAATGCAAAGGAACTTGCCTATGATTTCTCGAACGGATCAAAATGTTACGCCTACGGTCTGAAGTCACCTGATGCCTTGAGTCGCTATTCCAAGATGCGCGGCATGGGCGTGGCGGGGATTTACAACGACCAGACCGAGGAGTTACCAGAGGACTTTAGCTTAGAGCTTCGCCTAAGACTCCGGCAACCTGGTTTCCCGCATCAGTTGATCTTCAGTCCGAACCCGCCGAACGTGACGCATTGGCTGGCGCAGCAGTTCCCTACGGATAACCGCTTTCCCGGTCGGAAGTATTACGCGATTTCGATCCACGATAACGCGCACAACCTGCCGGCGGCGCTATTGGCCTCTGCCCTGATGGCCTATCCGCCTGAGCACGCGAAGCACCGGAGCGTGATTCTCGGGCTCCGCGGCATGAACGTGATGGGTGAGCCGGTCTATAAGGGCGCGTTCATTCGGGCGGTGCATGAGATTCCGGTGGCCTACGCGCCGCAACTCGCGCTGGAGATGGCGCTTGATTTCGGCAAGCACCATCCGTGTGTGATCTTCCGGCAAGTCTCACCGCTTGGTCAGGTCCGGTTCCTTGGGGGCATTCTCGGCCAGCACCTCTACCTGGATGACTTTATCGACATTGCGTTGACCCATCGGAGCCAGTGGTTTCCGAATCCGATCGAGGTGAAGGAGTGCTGTGATCCAGCCGGCGCCGCGGATACGTCACACGGGACAGAAGGCGCGGTGAAGACTCTTAGGGCGAAGGGCGTGCGGCCCGTCTCGGTGCCTGACAGTAATTCGCCCGCGGTGCGGCTGTCGATGATCGAGCGCATGGCCTCGCAGATGCGGAAGCGCGCGGCGGATCGGTCCGAAGCGTTCGTGGTGAACTCAGACAGTGAGCGATGGTTGACCATTTCGGAACAGTCCACCGTGCCGGATCGGTTCCTCGCGGATGGCTTTGAAGCGGGCTACGTGTGGGACGAGCACATGGTGAGCGTGGGCAACAAACAGGTACGGAAGGCGCGCAAAGACGGCTGGTATGAGCACGGCCAGAACTGCGCGGAGTATCTCGAGTTGAATTTTGGGAACGAGCCGTTCAAGAAGAAGACGAGACCGCAATCGCGTGTGCCGATGCCGCGTGGCGAGATGAGTTGGGCCGGATGAACGAGTCTCCCAAAAAGGCGGCGCCTGAAGTGGATCGCGGTGGGCCGATGAGGGTGGACGTGGCTGAAGTGAATCGCCTACTGACCGCCTCGCGTGCCGCGCATGACGCCAAGAAGCGCTCAGCCGGCGTGATCGATCGGGATGGGCGTGTATTGGCGCCGCCGGACTATCCATCGGCCGAGCAGCACATTGTGGAGGCGTTGCGGTTGAGGCTTGAGGCGCACGCGCTGGACCCGGCCCACACGGCGAGCGGCTGGTCTGCGGACAAAGCCCCGGATGACAAGTTGATTGCGTTCTACGTCGCGTATAGCAAGCCGTTCATTCCCGAGAAGGACATGCATCAAGTGCTCGCGCGCTTCCCCGCGTATGCGGAGATTCGGTATATCCCCTAATGGCGACTGACTACACCGTCCCCGAACTCGTCCGCACCGCCCGCGACTGCTTCGAGCAAGGGGAGCAGGCGACCAAGGATCAGCGGACCCGTAACCTGAAGTCCCTGCGGTTCTACAACGACGATCAATGGCCCCAGGACATCAAGGACATTCGGGCTGGCACGCCCGCGAACTCGAACAACGGCCAACCGGCCGTCCCGGCTCGCCCGTGCATCACGATCAACCGCGTCAAGGAGCCGGTGAAGCAAGTCGTGAACCAGATGCGCTCCTCGGACATGGGCGCGGAGATTGTCCCCGCCGACGACTTCGGGGAGATGCAGGAAGTTGACGATGACGAGATTGAGCTACGCGAAGGGCTCCTGAGACGCATCCAGCGAGCGCCCGAGACGATTGACGCGATTCTTTGGATGGGGTCACGCGCGGCGATTTGCGGCGAAGGCTACATGGGGGTAATGACGCGCTATCTTCCCGGCAAGACCTTCGATCAGGAGCCCTACGTCCATCGGTTCTACAACCAGAATTCAGTGATGCTCGATCCGTCACACGAGCAGCCGGACGGTTCGGATGCCGAGTGGGGCATTGTTGGCACGGATATGCCGTGGTCGCAGTACGTGGCCGAATTCGGGATGGTGGCTGGCAAAAAGAATGACGTGTGCGCGCTGGATGATGACAAGTTCCGCGCGCTCGGGGATGAGGCGCCGGGGTGGTTTGATTTCAAGGGGCCGGAGAACAAGGCGACTCGTATCTGCCGCGTGGTGGATTACTACTATACGGTCCGGAAGACGCGCGCCCTCTGTGAGCTCGCAGACGGCTCGGTGTATTGGAAGGATGAACTCCCACCCGGCGCGACACCGCGAGACACCCGCAACGTGATCGAGAAGTCGATTAAGTGGGCGAAGATTGACGGCTACCAGGAACTCGATAAAGGCGACTGGG